TTCTGTAACTGCAACAGCACCCATTGTGGTCTGTAGCAAAACAGTATTTGCGTGTGCAAGTTCATTACTAAGATCGATAAATCTTAGTTTTTTGTCCAGTTTGTCCAGTAGAGCAACGTCTTGTCGGTTGTACTCAATGAACGTTCTGAAGTCATTGTTATAAAGTTGATCGAGCGTACCTTCGTACACAGTTTTTCTTTCACCAACTTCCATTTCACCAATGGCATCAAGTCTGTAAGTATGTCTTTCTTCATATGTGTATTTACGATATAATTCCAAACTATCTAAATGCACTCTGCCTATTAGGTCATAGGTTTCTTGTTGCCTTCCAAATTTTTCATACTCACGCTTCTTAGGAAACTGATCAAACAAACAAAAACGTCTGGTATCATCCTTGCTTAATACTTTTGCTACACGGTTAACAGTATAAGGAATATCATAACCTTCACTGTTCCAACCAGTAATAATATCACTATCTTGGATTAGATCTAAAAATGTTTTAAGCATATCTGCTTCATCACTAAACAGATGGGTATTTGGAAAATCTTTACATTGTTCTTCTGCTTGTTCCATTGTCAATCCCTTAGGCGGAACAGCAAGTGTTACAAGAGTATCTAACCATTGCAAATGAACTGAAATAGCAGTAATAGGCATAAACGGATCACTTGGATCAGCAAAGCCACGTTCTGGATCAAAATCTGTTTCAATGTCAAAAAATGCAACGTTCAACTTAGGAGCATCGTGATTAAGATAATTTTCACTTAAACACTGGAAGATTGGATTTACATCACTTTCGAATAATTCTTTATTCTTGTTAATTGCAAGTTCTTTGCGAAAGTCTTTTGTATTTTTACATACAATTCTATTTAGAGGATCTCCATAGATACTTTTATATTTTCCTCTTGGGTCAGCATAATAAAAAGTATATTTTACAGGATATTCGGTAAAGTGTCTTTTACCGTCTTTACGTTCTACAACGCGAATAATATCAGCATTGCGATCAAAGTGTGCGTCTACATAACTCATTTTTTCTCCTATACCATTTTAGGCTGGCAAATACCCAAGTTATTCGTTTATTGGCCGAAAATACCATCTTGTACAAGTCCAGCAATATATATTATTGTAAGTCCTGCGTTTAAAATAATCAACGATTTTTCTTTCCAAAGCACTCCTACTGCTACCCAAATACCATTAGCAATAGTAAAAGCATAACTGTAGTAAGGATACATATTAAATGCGGCCATTGTAGCGGCAATCAATAATACCGTTGTTCCTGTCCAAGCCAACCATTGGTATGGCTTAGGTTGCGTCTTTAATGTTTTTAAAGTATTGTTTGTCATTTTGTGCCTTATCGTCTATCCAAATGTCGTAATGTGGTTTGTGAAATAAAATAGAACTGTATTTTACTTCCCATTCCTCTAATTGCCTTTGTGTGAATTGTTTCCAATCCAAATGTGATTTTGCGCCTCTTGCTGTCCAATAATTAATTTCATGGCCTTCGTCATACAATTGATTAAAGTGTTCAATTCTTTCTTTAATAGGCTTACTATTTTCATAATCACTGTTAGTAGTATAGCATATTGTATTATCAATGTCAACCATATAAATCATGTATTTTGACCTCTTATTTGTCTAAATTGTTTGTTGTCTGGATACTCACTATAGTATCCTTTTTCTAATAATTTATTACTTGCTTGTTTGGTTTCATCTAATCGTTGTAAAACAAAGAATTTAATAGTTGGGTCGTTTAAGTCATTTTCATAATCCATGTATTTGTATTCAATAAACAACACATTTCTATCTAAAAAGTATTGGGTTCGACATAGTCCGAATAGTTCTTTACCTTCGTTTGGATCTTGAACATTGTGTAAAATTACAAGAACAGCATGACTGTCATAACTGTCAAACTCAAACATCACTTTCAGTATATCTAAGTATTGATCTGTATGTACTCTTTTTACGTCTTTACTGTTTGCCCAAGGGCACTTACCCTTTGCCAATTCGTTTAAATGTAGATCTAACCAAGTATCTATTCTTTGTACATTCATCACCACCAACCTATAGCAATTCCATACCCAAATATGTTGACCAAACTAAAATAAAATGTCAGTAGCATTACCCAAGCCGCCCCTCGTCTATAAGCGGCATAACACTGTGTAATACTGCCAACAAAAAATCCTGGATACACAATTAACATATTAGGATCTCTTGCATTTACAGCAAGTGTTAAACTGGCGCCTACTGTAAAGATAAAACTGATTAGTTCAAAACAAAACGCTGTTTTATCAGAGTGATAACTGTTTATCCAAAAATCTTTTATCTTTTGCAATTACTTGTCCTTGCCGACAGTAACTACAAGTGTTTCAAGATCATCAAATTCGTCAGCAACTTTGTGCCAATCTGCTTTGTGTGCAATCTTAATTGCTTTATTGATCAAACTTGACTTTATATCAAGTTCTTGAGAAACTGCTTTCACGGTTTCTCTAAGTCCTTCTTGGAGATCTTCAATCTCTCTCATTACGTTTGCGCCTTCGTTAACCAATCTTTCGAGTTTGGCTTTTTCGTCTGGGCCGTATGTTCTACTTGACATCTTATTCTCCTTTGTAAGCGTCTAAAGTTTTTTGAAACTTACCTGCGTGTGATTTCTCTGCTTTTGCAAGTGTTTCAAACCAATCAGCAATTTCTTCAAAACCTTCTTCTCTGGCTGTTCTTGCCATACCTGGGTACATATCTGTGTACTCATGGATTTCACCTTTGATAGCAGAAGAAAGATTTTGCTCTGTATTACCCATAGGTTCGCCAGTTGCTGGATCACCTACTTCTTCTAAGTATTCTAAGTGACCGTGTGCATGACCCGTTTCACCTTCTGCTGTGCTTCTAAATACCTGTGCTACTTCATTAGCACCTTCGATATCTGCTTTTTGAGCAAAGTATAAGTATCTTCTATTTGCTTCTGATTCGCCTTGAAATGCGGCTCTTAAATTATCTTTTGTTTTGCTGTCTTTTAAGTCCATAAATTACCTATAAGTTAATATATTTTTGTTAATGTATAGTATTATATATTCGCTTAAGGTAGAAGTCAAGTGTTTTATTGAGACATTGCAAATAAATCAAAATATTTTTTAGTCCACCATTTTTCATTTTCACGACTATCAAATACGATATTTTTGGTAGCAAAATGATTTGGCCTTTCGCGATATCTCACTTTAACAGGTCCAGCATCGTGCCAAACATCTGCCTGTCGGTTTAATATAAATCCTCTTGGTGCAGTTGCTCCAAATCGTTTTTGAAAAGGTAATTGAGCAAAGTCTAAAATCCACTCTGGTGTGACTACTACTTGATGCGTAGCAACCATGCCTCCTTGTTCGTGGTCATTATGACCAACTTTTGCATTCCAACCTTTTGTAGGATGTTTAATATCTACTTCGTACTGTTTTACGTGTGCTTCAATTCCATGAAGCCTTAATATTCTTCGTAGTGTTTGTGACAGTAAGATACATTGGTTGCCAATTTCATACAGCATATCCATTTGATACATTCTGCAATACACTGTTACAAGTCTATAATCTAAATTGACAACATCTTTACCAACGGCTAAACTATAATCCTCTGGAGCAAGATCCCAGTCTGGATCAAACTTCATAAGCGAGTTAAAGAGTACTCGACCTTGTTCGTCAACGTTCATTGTGTTCCTCCACAGTTAAACTTTTCGTTAACAATGAATGAACTGAACAAACTGTAACGTCACCTTATGTAAAATAGTAACCTCTGTTTTGTCACCAGCCGTGTCGTACGCGAGCACTGTCACCAAAAGTAGGCGTTCCTATAAGTCACCGTCAATCAGTATTAACGTATAGATATTTATGATATTACAATCAACTTGATAGTCGTTGTGATACTTTACTAACCAAGTACTCTAAAGATACGTCAGACCAAATATTATGTTCTTGTGCCTTATAATCGTATATAGGCATAATGCTTTTCATTTCAGGAATAAATTCTTTAGTAATTAAGTTTCCGATATATAAAGATTCATTAAACTTAGTTTCGTCACTTAGCGTAACGTCAAACAAAGTTGGACCATTAAACATTAGGTGTTCGAATTCTACTGTATCTTTTGCTTGTATTTTTATTGGAAAAGGTCTTTGGATTAGTTCTTTTCCATTCCAAGTGAACAATGGAATTTTAATAGGTTGATCAAATGTTACTTTGCCTTTCTTACCATTGATAATTGCAGGGTAATCTACTAAACATTTTTCTAAAGTAAGTGTACCTTCGATAACTTCGATACGTACACTGTAACTGTCGTGTACAGTTGTTTCTGTTTCAAACTCGTAAATTAAATTTGCAGTGCATGATTCTTCTAATTTGTTGTTTATGAAAACTCTATATACAGCATCATCAGAGCCGTAAACTTTTAACTTCCGCATAGTGTCCCTTTCAGTGTGTAAAAATACTTATGCGTTTATGTGTCGAGAGTCTCGTCTTTTGACTTGTATGCCCATTCGTCTGTGTGTCCTACACTCCACTTAGGTGTATTTTCAACTGTATAGTTTTGAGTGCATACTTTAAAGTCTGGAGTAAGTCTATCTGGATTTACAAAACTTTGATCTGTGAATACTACTCTATTGTTTGGTTGTGCGGCAAATTGTCCATTGTCTAATTTAATGATATTAAAAGTTTTGTGTTCAGGATCATGCTCGCTAAAATTAATATCAAGTGTTGAGTGTTGTGCGTGACAAGTATCAAGTGTAAACATATATTCACCCTTGTGCATCTTTCGGTCCTTGCCAAAGAACTCGCAGTCGCTGAGCATTGGCTTTTTGATCACTGTGATGTCATAGTCAAAGCAGTCCCATATCTGTAGAGTGTCAAGAGGAAGTTGATTGTCCTTATCATAATCTTCTTTCCACACAAATGCTGAGATGGGTAACTTGTCATATAGTGCGCCATACTCTAATAATAATGTTTCAAAGTACAATGCTTTTGATTGTATACTTCTAATGCTTATCCAAGTGCCAGGTGTGAGTTCACCGTGTCCTTTTTGATGATCGTAGAGATATTCTTTTTTTA